AGCAATCCCCTTGCCTGGAACAAAGTTTGTATGAGGTTATCAATACCTGTAGGTATGCTCCCAGGAGACTCGATACTACCCCGTCACCTCGCGAAGAGGGATTGTGTGTTCCAATCGTTGTGTGAAGGAATCATGCACCGCGCAGCCTGGCAAGTTGCAGTCAATTTACTCGGTTTAAGTGCTGAAAGCTGGGACACGTTCCAAAACAACATTAGGATGAGGAAGATCGCGGACATCTGTTCAAAGTTTTTCGCTAAAGCGGAAATTTTTGGACAGGTCGTGCCAGGCAGTCTTGCAGCCCTTGTCACTCAAAGTTTCCGCACGCTGTATTCCCAACAACCTGTCTCTATCTCGATTGGGAAAAACGCTCGCGGTTACGATTTGGATTGTTTTGGAAGATGGGGCTGGTCTGGCAGGTCAAGCTGCCCGATCTCCGCTTTGGGCGTTCGGCTTACGGGATTTACGCCGTGTACGCTGGTAGACGCGTGGATAACGATGCCGGCTGAGGTCGTCCCCGCGTACATGTCAAGTTTCCCACCTCCAGGTGGCCTCGATAGTGCGCGTGGGTACACTGAAGGATTAGAGTCTATCCGCACTGCAACATTAGTCGGAACATACGATACGCCTGGTGGGGTTAACTTTTTTCCAACAGACCAGATTCCTCAGGACAGCGATCATGCAAGGTGGAACAGGAGATTGGCGTGGACCACACCCGGAAGCGTCGTGACTGATGCGACTGGAGCACAAATTCCGACGTTGCTCGTAGGCCCTGCGGCAAGCTACCCTGGTCAGCGCCTTGAGGCTACAGTGCCAGGTGTGAACGCTGCTGGGCTACTGGTCAGGTCCGCAACTTGCTGTCTCGCGACGATGACATCTTCAGGACAGCGAACATACGTGATGCTTACGCCGGCCAATGCTGTTGCACATCTCCAGGTGTGTTACGGACAGGCTCGCAGTTCGCGTCCAGCATGGATCTTCAGTGCTGTGGCCCCAAATGCAACTGAGCTGCGCATGTCGGGAGTGAAGGATGTGTTTACAAGTGCTTTCGGTGATTCGGTTTTTCAGCAAGGTTCTGGCGTTACGATGGCCGAGTCCCTAGCTTCAGCAGGAACTCAGACGCCAGCAACCTCATTGATGCCATCGGCAGAAGCTGTGAATCTTATGCCGGCATGAGCGACGTTTCAAAACTCATCATTGATGCTCTAGCGCTCAACAAACCACATCTGAGTGATACAGAGCAGCGAAGCATGAGTGCTATATCTAGGGGCTTAGTTAGGTACGACACTTTTTCGTGGTCAGTGGTCGAGGAATGGGTACGCCGCGAATATCCTGCCGATGACACGTGTGTTCGTCAGGGAGAGGTGGTTTTCACTAGTTGGAGAGATGTTGATGCATATTTTCCCGTGAGGCACAACAGCGACATCAACATACGTAGATTAAGACTATGGGATTTGAGACAGTTGGTTACTGATGAAATGGCACAACTGCTTCCTTCTTTTCGCCACTTAGACATAATTTTTGTGACCAACCTGGTTATTTATGCGCATTTGTTTGGAGTCGATAAAATCATTTTGTTCAAGAAGCTTGGTATGCTCAATGATCTTGAGAAGTGGATTGAAGTATCTTCCGCGTTATCTGGGTTTGCGAAGAGAGCATTGCAAGACATGGACGGAGCAAAATACGCGGTATCTGAGCTCAACACGATAACTGGATACTTGCAAGGTGAACGAGACGGTTTCGACCGTCGCGAAGAGTTGAAGAAATTAGCAGAGGGAGGAGACTTACACGGTATTTGGCAGACCGCTTGGCCTACTGAGTTTCGCAAGTCTTTAGCTACTGTAATGGCTTCAGCAGCCCCAAACCCCACTCCAGTTATATCTTTCGAAGAGTATGTGCGTTCTGGCTCCTGGATCACGTCTGGCAGTTCGAGCATGGGCAAAATGGAAGTAGAATTTGAGGGTGACACAATTAAATTCAAATGTAAGAAGAATATGCTATTAGACATTTATACTAGGGATGAGTTGTGGGAAATAGTTAGAAATTGGGATGGTAAGCTTAGATCACGCGCCTTTATTAAAGACGAACTTTCCAAACAGAGATTGGCCGTCGCCAGCAATATTGAGGCTTATCTTTACGAAGCCTACATCATGTCTCAGTATGGTGGTGGTTACAAAGACTGGCTGGGCGTAACGTTGAGTGAAAAGGACCAAGACGAATACAACCGGGCTGTTACATCATTCTTCTTAATGCGAGAGGGAAGTTACGCACTTCCTTTCGATTTTCGACGGTTTGATCATCAGCCTACAACAGATGAAATTGTCTGGATGGTCGAGGCACTTGTGGCCTCGGTCCCGGTCCCTTTAGAGCTTCAGCCACAATGGAGGTTCGTAGTTGAGAAGGTATTAGCTAGTTATAGGGACAGTGAAATTTCG